CTTTTTCTAGTCATAATTCTTTCTCATCTGAAGAGTTACAGTGTATGTATCTCCAGAACTATGACCTACAGTTGTAAAAACTATATCGCCAGTTTTACCACCACCAGCATTATTCGGTAAACCACCAAAGTCACTGTAATCATGGTATCCACTCTGATTTTCGCCTAGTTCTATAATGAAAGCATCTGATGTTGCATCAAAAAATAATCTAGTTTTCATGCCAATGCATTGCCACCAAATTTTTTCTATTGTTACACCAGTGCAAGTCTCTCCATCTGGACTTGAAGCAAGAGCACTTACGTCTACCTTTACAACTGCTGATTCACCAGTCCCATCAGATATATTGGTAAACTTTTGAACAACATTTTTTGCACCATCAATAATGGTTTGTGAAGTTACTGCATCAGCCATTAGTGCCTCCTATTAATATACAGAGTATTCTAATTCAACAGTAAATCTTCCAGCGGTTACATCAGCATTAACTGTAGTTGTTGCTCTAGCATATAAATGTACATTAGCTACCGCAGCAGTTATGTTAGGTACAAATATATGATAATTACCAGCAGTATCGTTGAAATTAATATCAATCTCTGTAATTGATTGTGTTGCACTTAACTGCTCATTGAATGATGTTACGCCTGCACCAACAATCTCTGTTCCAGAAACAGCAGCGTTTGTAGCAGTTCCGCTTGTTGAACTTAATGCTAAGTTACCCGCTAATGTTTGACCTGCAGCAGTTGTAATACCAATCAAAGCTCTATGAATAAAAATTTTACTTGGTGTTACTAAATCATCTGGAGCATCTACATTTAATGTTCCTAACTCAACAAGGCAGTCACCATCTGCATATGCAGTTGAAGCAGCGTTTGTTGAAGCAAGCGTACCAGCAAAAGATTGTATCTTTCTTGTACCCATTGAAACAAGTTGTCCAGTAGAGTTTACTGAAAACCCAGTTTCCGTAACTGCACCAGTTGTTGAACTTTTATTTATTACGTTAAATCCACCCTCAGAACGGACTGGACCTGAAAAGGTTGTATTAGCCATGTTAATCTCCTTGTCTTGGCCAATGTCGAAGTTAATTCTTCGTCAAGGTATTTAAAAACTATAACATAAAAAAAGGGCGACTGTAAAGTCGCCCTTTTCATCCAATAAAGGGTTTTTAGTTATGCACCTTTTGATCCAAAAACACATCTTGGATCAGAAAATCCAAAACTATATCTTTCTCTGGCTTTAAATCTCATATTGCCAGTATCAAAATCTGCTTCCATCTGAGTAGCTAATGGAGTTCTTTCAAAGTGCATGAAACCTCTTGGGGCATCAGTCAAAATGAAAAACGCATCTGTATCAGTCAAGAAGTCATTAATGGTGTAACCCTCTGGTAACATACCAGTTGATCTTATTGCATTAATGTCGTTATCTGCTGTTGCAGTTCTTAGATTTGATGCCATTAGTCTTTCTGCAACAAATTGAAGTTGTCTAGGAACAAGTAGTTTTCTACCAGTCAAAGCAATTCGTAGACCTCTTTCGTCCACAAAACCTGCAATACTAATTAAAGCATCCTCAAGTGATGTTTCGTTAAGGTCTGCATCTGTTGATGGTTCATTAGCAAAAGTACCGCCAGTGATAATTGGATGTGCAGTTGAACATAATTCAACTCCGTCACCACCAGTCACTGTGCTATCGAAAGCATTATTAAGAACAGAAGCTGCCTTAACTTGCTTAGTATGCGCCATAGATCTTGCTAATGCACGAGTATATCTTGAAGACAATCTATCATATAAGTTGTCCTCTACTGCTTCTTCAGTAATCGAGAAAGCTAAAGCAATAGTTTCATGGTTGTAACGAGCAGTGAATGATTCGTTAGCATCATCAAATGATACTCCAGAACCCTCTTGTTTCACTGGTGCTGCACCAAAACCAGAAAGCATTACTTCTTCTTCAAATGATCTGTCTGAAGATTCAGTTGTGTAGATCTCCGCATGTTGATTTTCATACCTTGCGAATTCCATACCAAAGAGAGCGTTTAAACCAGGCTCTAATTCTTTGGCGAGTTGTGCTCTTGAAATAGCCATAATTAAGCCTCCTTATGATATAGCTGCATCAGCATCTCCAACAGAACTGAAGAAGACATGATTGTTAATTTTTACGATATATTTAACACCAGCAGCAGAATGATCTTCGTTTTCTACATCCTCTTGTATTCCAACAATCATCAAAGGGTTTGATGGATCAGAATCTTCAGCAGTAGAGATATCAATCTGTGCGGTTGATATACCAGTTGTTGTATTTCCACTTGTAGCATTTTCTATCTCAGCGGTTTTGAAAATATCAGCTTTTGCTGTTGCTCTGTTGGTATTAGTACCATCAGAACAAATGACATATCTTTGCATTGGATTGTCATAAATAAAAGCTTTGATATCAAAATTTGTATCCGCTGAACCAGATCCTGGCCACGTGTTATTAAATCTTAATTTCTTTGTAGTTGCGTCAACATATTCACACCCAGCAAAAACTCCTAAGATCTGCTTTGTATCTCCAGTGGCATTTCCTAAGACTTGGACTGTACCACCAGTTAACTCAGCTTGAACAGGAGAGCCTTGGAAAATAGCTGATGCATCACTAGCAATGAAATACTGATTAGTGCCACCAGGGAATGTACCCCCCATAGCATTAATCGGCTTTAAGCCAAACTTTAAGTCTGCATTTGCCATTTATAGCTCCTATAAAATTATGAAAAGGAGTTATTCCTTTCCAAAAGTTACTTTTGAACGCCTACTTTGCTCAATAGGCATAGAAGGATGTTGCTCCTTCATTAAGTCCTGATCTACGGCAGTCATTTGATTGCGGGTCTGATCCCGAAAGTATTCAGTTCTCTCGTCAACTGTCTCTTCAGGTATTCTGGCAAGCATTAAGCCACCATTACCTATAACACCCTCATGCTTTCCTTCTTCAACTGCTGCAAAGTCTTGATCTGGATATTCATCTGCTCTTACTGGCTCATAACCTTCTCTAAGTCTAGAATGAACGTTCATTTGATCGTCATCACCTCTTAAATGAGTTCTAATCCAACGATGTTTAAATCCATCTTTTGGCTTTGGAGCATCAAGTCTGCTTGGTGGTGCCCATGGTTTTCTGCGTGTTGTTTTTGCACGTGTTGTATCTGATCGTGGAGTTGTTCTATCTGTCATGTTATTTCCTACTCTTTTACATATTTAGCGTATTCTTCTAACGGAACATTCAGTCTTTTTGCCATTGCAACTTGTGATGGCGACAACTTCACAGTCCTGCGTCCCTTTGAATTACTGCGAGATGCGGTGCTATCAGCAGGGGCGACTCTGTTAACACCACTCGTTTCTTGTTGAAACTCTTCAGGAAATCTTGTCCTAATTCGTTTATCTAACTCAGAATAGTACTCATCACTTCCTGTGTCAAATCCTTCTTGTTGTAATTTTTTATCTAAACCTAAAGCAAGATATGTCATTTCCTCGTTGTCACCAAACCACGTATTCTTCTCTGCCCAAGCTTTTGCCTTTGGATCTGGCTCTTGTTGGGTGATTTTAGGTTGTGGTTGTTGAGTGGTTTGAGGTTCAGATGTTTCACGTGAAACATTTTGTTCTTGTCTTTCTTTAGCTATTCTATGTCTTTCTTGTTCTATAGTTACCTTAGCAATTGCTTGTTGTGCTTTAACAATTGCATCTGTGTCATTAACTTCAAGAGCTTTCTTCAATGCCTCAGAAGCAGAAGCAAGCTGAGACTCAATTCTTGTACCATACTCAGAAATATAGCCTTTATCTAAGTTTTGTATTTGAGTTTGAAGTTTTTCATTCTCAGATTTTAAAGTCTCTGCAAGTCTAACAGCTTCTTCTTTATCTCTCTGCTCTTTTCTATAACGATCAGTAATCTGGTTTATTCTTGTTTGAACCTTTTTACTGTATTCTGTTACCTCATCCTCTTTTTTTTCTTCTTTAGTTTCAGCAACTTGTTCCTCTTTCTTATCTTTTTCCTCATGATTAAGTGGAAGTTCTACTTCAACTGGTTTATCCTCGATTGTTTCACGTGAAACATTTTCTTCTTTAATTTCATTTTTTTCTATAGTAGCCATGATATCTCCTTAAATATGCTGAATGTCTTCGGGATCAACGATAGTTGCTATGACTTCGTCATCGTTGATAATTCTTACCTCTCCGCCTTCTATTCTGAATCTTGATCCAGAATATCGACCAATACAAATCCAATCACCTTCTTTACACCAAGGTTCTCCATCTCCAAATTTGTCTTTATCTTTGTAAGCAAGAGGTCCCACTTTAAGAACATAAGCTACAACTGTAGCCAAGGCTTCACGATCTCTAACTGCATCGGGCAGATGTATGCCACCCTCTGTTTTTTCACGGCCTTTGTAAGGCATGACTAAGATTCTCCAACCTGTTGGTTGAGGTAATCTTTCTTTTAGTTTTAAATCGTCTGTTTGGGGTTTGTTTTTTTCTAATTGATTTTTTAGATACTCAGGTACGAATAATGTCTTCGTCATCTATTTTTCCTTCCAGCAAGGACTTAATTTGATCTTTAGTATATGAGAGTCCTTGTAACTCACCTACTAGCTGCTTGTACTGTTCATGGTTAGAAACAGCACCAGTTGTCAGCGTTAAGACGATGTCGTCTTCACGTTCTTTTAATCTTTTGTATAATTTTTGTGAAAAGTCAACTATATCCATTATTTTTTTTCTTTCCAAAAATACTCATCAGTATCACCTAATCTATACTCATTTCCATTTTCAACTTGATAATATTCAGTGCTTACCTTAAAATCTGGCATTTTAGGTTCTTTCGGAGTAAGTGAATTATCATATACTCTCATTCTATTGTTAGGATACAAACAATATTGACCATTATCTAATTCAAGTAAATTAAATGATTTATGTTCAGCAGGTGTTTCGCTTGTACTATAATCTATATTATCTGAGTCTGGGTGATAATTATCTAATGTACAAATATAAGATCCGTGCATAACACCTTGATTTCTTGTAAGTATTTCAAAGTCCATGGAGCCTATAAATTGTTTTGTTATGGCAGTAACTCCATAATCCATACAATTCCAAAACTGTAAGTTAGGTAAATCAAGATCTGGTTTTGGTGTTTCTGGACTTGAAACAAATGCAGAAATAGGAAGTTTATCATACAAAGCACCATATTCTGGTAAGAAAGTTTCAAAGTAAAAAGCTCTGCCAGGTATTGATTTGGCAGTAACCCAAACACCTTTTACAAATTTACCATGACTATCTTCGTGATCTCTTAAATATTCTTTACGGACATAAACATCCACAGAGGGTAAGTTACAAACTAATTCAGCCACGTCCCCACCTTTACTACCATCATTTTTTGTTTCATTAATATGTGCCACTAAACTTAGTGCCAGACATTGCTGCGCCAGTTCCTCTCTTTTGTTTTTCTGGAACTTTCATTGATATTTCAACAGTCTTAATCATGATGTCACCACCACCACCATATTTCATTTTATCGTCAACGGAGCCACCACCCATCATTTTAACACCAAATTCATTTCTCAAATCATTTCTAATAGATTCTTTTTCATCTTCTGGTGCTGCTTTTAACAATTCCATCAACTCTATGTATCTTGGATCTTTTGTCATGTCAGAAGAACCACCAGTTTGCATTTTTCTAAGCTTTGAAAAATCAGCACCAGTAATCTCACCAAAAGGTGCTGCAACATCAATTTTTTCTTGGTCGCCCACGAGACCTTTTTTGTTTTTCATTTTTTTTCTCTCCTTTTTTTGAGGGTTTCTTTGGCTCTCTTAGCGATTCTAGCTTGTTCATTCTTTCCTGCAACTTTGGCTCTTTGCTCCATGACTGTAAGGATTTGAATTTTACGAGCATAGGGTTTGCTAATTCTTTTAACTTTTGCAGCAGTTGCTCTAGCATCTGCCACAGTCGCATATTTAATTCTGACAGTGTCTTTAGGATTTTCATCTGTATATAACCTCCTACCAGTTCCTTTGGGTTTTTTGCCCGTTCCGACTTTAGGATCTTTTCTTTTTTTTGCCATTAACCATACTTTTTAAAGTTTTAGCTTGACTAGCATGAAGTTTACTAGCTTTTTTTAGACCTTTTATTACTTTTTTTACTTTTTGTTTTTTTTGTCTTGTCAACACCTTTAATTACTCCCTTGTTTTTACTAGCATAAAATACTTCTTCTGCCTTTTTGCCATACTGCTTTTTCATGGCTTTCATTATTTTTTTGCCTTTACTTGTCAGTGGCATAAACTGTCCTTTCTATTGGCATAACGCACATAGGACATTTATAAGTTATAAATTTAGTCATGCCTACAGTTGGAATAGGTTCTTCGGTAATAGTTTTAGTATAAGCAATTTTGTGTATAAAACATATGTCATCGTCCTTGGGCACGTCTAACCTCCTTAACGTGTAGCTTATAGTAATAATTACCTATCTTATTAAAGAATTTAAAAAGTGACAAGTAAAACCAAATCATTTCTTTGTGTCCGTCTTTTTTAACTTGTCAAATGACCTCATTCCGCCAATTCCAAGCATACCAAACATCAAAGGCATCATTACAGACATATCTGCTTGTGGTATTGTAATACCAAAACCTGCACAAATCGGTGCCACCATGTAATTTATTCCAAGGGATAGACCTGAAATCCAACCAATAAGGGGTCGCCATGAACTTTGAAACCAGTTACCTTTGGCATCTTCTTTTAAAACTTCAATCTGAGCTAAAGCTAATTCTTGGGCGTGTCTTTCAGACATGGTGGCTATCTTATGAGCAAGATCTGCCTTTTTATCTGCGTCTGGAATAAATTTATCTAGTAATCCAGTAACTGGACCTATCAACGCTTGTAACATTATTTACCTCCTCTGTTCATAATAGCAGATGCACCCATATAGGCAGCGACAATGCCACCCCCAGTAATGTAGAAAAGATTACTAATATCGGCCAAAGCTTTAACTCTATCGAGATCAACAAAAAACATCGCACCAGTAAAAGTAGCCATTGCAACCAAACTGGCAGTAGCCATTCTTCTTTGTGCTCTTTGTTTACGTAAGTCATGTTCTAACTTTTTAATTTCTGCCATATGAGAAAATTCTTCATCTGTTATAACTCCATCTCCATCTATGTCATACCTATCGTATTGAGAAGATTTTTGTAATTTTTTTTGTTTCATTGAATTAATAAACCTCAACTTTTTTGGGATTAACTTGTGCTACTAATTTACAAACACATTCATATGTTTGATCCCCATTTTCAGACATAAATACTTGTCCACTTAATTTTTTTGAATAATAAGTACAATCATTAACGGATCTAAAATAAATTTTAGCCTTATTCATTTCACTTGGCTGCATAGCACAATATAACATAAACGCAGTTATCAATCTTTTATACTCCTTAAACTTTCCATAACTTTGTCAATATCGGGTTCAGTGCCATTGGGATCATACACACATTTATATTTCTTTGGACACCAACTTTCAATTAACAATGTAAAAGTTTTGTTACCTCCTTGATAGATACACCCTTTTTTGTTTGTATATTTTGAAGTAATTCTCTTTTTAAGTCTACAAGTTGTATATTTTTTTTTTTGATTTTACCTTGCCAAATTTTTTGTTGTAAAGTGTAATCTCTAGGTTTGAATTTGTAACCCTCTGTCATCTGTATGAAGTTTTCTGCTCTTGCCTTTTTCATCCAAATACCTGCAACCAATACTGCAAATCCACCCACAATACTTACAACCACTAGCCAAGCAATAGCTTCTCCTATTTGTCTTCTTAGTTGTTGTTGTTTATAAATTGTTTGTTGTCGTTCTTTTCGTATCTGACCTTCCATCGCTAAAAGATCATTATAGGCTTGCGGGCCATACGTCATATTTAAAAAAATCTTGAGTTCGTATCTTTGTTCCTCAAGTTTCTTCTTAGCTGCATAAGCGGCAAGAGCGGCTTCTTCAATAGAACCAGCTTTAAACAATTTACCAAACAATGGAGGGTTTTTTGCTTGCTTTTCTGCGTTATCAACATCAC